GCTCATCAATTTGTTTGTATATGGGATGTAAATCTAGATCCATATTAATATCATGTGCAATCTGTGTTACCTGTGACTCTGTAAAACAGTGGTCAGGATGTAATAGATCACAACATGGAACTCTTTTTTCGATGAGTTCATTAAGATTCATACGAATCTCATAGTCTCTGTATACTGGCATTAGATCATGTCTTTATAGTATAATTATAACACATTTATTCCCAATCCGCATCCCAATCTATTTCTTCTTCATCTCCCCACATGATATCATATGAATCTTGATCCTCTCTATCAAAATGATTGATACCCCATTGTAACATTTTATATCCCTCTAAACTACTGAATGATATGGTGCTATCTCCCTCGTTCATGGCAAATCCACGTTTTAACCACTCTGTAAGGTCATGTTCTGGGTGTGCTTCTATCATGAGATTGAGTAACTCTTCAAATTTATCACGATCTAGATGTTTGTATTCATTCCATGGATAGTGTTGATGTTCCTGCCATACTGGTTTATGTCCATCATAAAACATTGTCATCTGTCAAATACCTCGATGTGCTTTGTTACCCACTGTCCTGCATAGTTTAGCACAGCTTCCTCCATAGTGAAAGGTTCCTTTGTATATTCTATCATATAACCTTTCTTTTGAAAAACAAGTCTTAAAGGATCTTGATTTGCCTTGATGATCTTACCTTCACGTATTGCCTCCTTACCATACACACAATTCTCTGTGGGTATAAGATATGAGTCAGCATATGTTGGTTCAAATATAGTACTTGTGTTGATAACATGTACAAAACGTTTATAACATGGCATTTCATTTGCATCAGGGTCGACACCAACACAGAGAGCACTTCCATCATCGGTCAATGATGTGAACCTAGTGAGTCCAGACACACGAAAACTTAGGTTAGCACCTGGTCTAAACCTAAGATATTGTGGGTATCTTGCTGTCTCACTCATCCATACACCAGTAGGAAATATCAAACACCTACTATGTGCATAAAAACGTCTCAAGAAATCATTGGGAAAGTCCTTGTTCTTATCAGGCCATAGACTCTTTGCTAGTTCTATGTGTTCGTCTTCGATATAATACTTATGCTCTTCTGGGTCGTCCCCGAAAAACTTAAATCCTTTTTTGCATCCTCTATGATATAAAACAGTCAAATGATCTAATTGATCATTGAGTGTGTAGTCATTCCTCATCTATTCACTATTTCAATAAATCCTTCCTCTATCTGCCTTAACCATGATGTAGTAAATGCTGAGACATCTGGGTCTCCCTTGATAAACTCTACTATTACAGTTGGTTTATCTATAGTTAATAAGACCTTATCTGGGTCTGATACTATGAATGGTAAGTGTTGAACTACCTTGGTGTTATGATAATAAAGATCATGCATTGATACTATTATACTACCAATTTCATGTGGTGTAAAGTAACCTGACTCTGTAACGTAGTGTATGAGTCTATTTGTAGCAGTTTTGTCTTCAAACCCTGAACACGCTACTAATCCATTTTCATCTAACGATGTCAACCTATTGATGCCAGGAAATCTAAAGTTAGTGTGTGCACCATCATGATATACTATTGAGTATCCTGCAGGTTTTAATGAATCACTCTTCCATGTACTACCAAATGATACTGTCCTATAATGAACTTGATATGTATGTCCACACTCTCGTATAATATCCTCATATCCTGCTACTTTACCATCAGGATTGTTCTTGATATGTGCAGATATAATATCATCCTGTGTCTCTACCATGATTTCAGTAGTAGGATCAGGATCATTGCCAAATATTTTTTTACCTTTACGTGCTGAGTTACATGAGAATACAGTCATTCCATACTGCGATATGCTCTTGCCGAATGAGTATTGTGCTATTCGACTATCTTTTGTTTCAACTAGTTGATACATTAGTCCTCTGCTAACTCTGCACTAAGTGCCTCAAATTGCTCATCAAAATCATCTTCACTGTATATGTTCATGATTTGAGTCGATGTGTATATTGGGTCTACGCTTGCAGTATCTTTTCTTCTCATTGCTTCTTCATGCTTTACTATGTCCATGGCACTAAATTGCTGTTCAACACCTAACATTTGTGATAGTGCTAGTTTAGATGCTTCCATTGGGCACTCTACTAACTGCTGTGTCTGAACATATGACAATACTCTTCTTGCTATTTGCATACGTATTGGTTCTTCTTCCTCTGGTCTCATCATATCTAAATCCATGTTGATAGGACCGTACCAATCGTCATTCTTAAGTGCACCATCATTATAATAAACATCGAATGCACCTGTGTCGATGTCAAAATTCTTTACTAAGTAAGAGGGTTGTTGTGTTAAGTCTTGCATTGCTTTAATTAATTTTAGGACCTCGAATGTCTCCATCGCCATTACCTGATTGCCCAACTCGATATGATGACCAACCATCAATAGCAGTTCCAGAACTGCCAGGTGTACCACCGCCAGGTGAATCTCCACCATTTTGACCTAGATTACCGCCTACACCACCTTGGTTAGATGTACCATTTTGTGCTGCAGGACCTGCCGAACCGCCTGAGTTAAAGTTTCCTCCACCTCCTTGATAGCCAGGTTCACCACCAGCTCCACCATTAGAGTTAGGATATCCTGCTCCTCCTCCACCGCCTCCGCCAGGTACGAATTCAGTTACAGGAGTTTCTCTATTGCATGTGGATCCCTTCTGACACCCATATGCTTGTTGCACATTATATGTGTAGTTGGAGTTGTTACCTCCTGAGCCACCGCCACCACCGCCAGCTATAATACCACCATTATCAAGAATATACTTGGTTCTACTATATAGGGCACGTTGACCATTATTACCATTATTACCTACGTTACCACCGTCTCCACCTCTTGACTGTATTCTATTACCACCTTCTATTCTTAAATATATTATAGAATCAGATGAGAAGTTACCTAAGTTCATCTGTCTTCTGGTTATACCACCACTGAGAGTTATTAATCCTTTTATCTTATTACCACCATATCCCTGTCCTGAGATATAACTTGATAAACTCCAATCATTCTGACCACTACTATTTAAGGTGACATTGAATAAGAAATGCTCACCCTCATGTACTAGTCGCCATGATCCACCAGATTTTACCCATACTTCCTTAGTATCTCTCCATGCTCCTGAGTGTTTGACTTGGATGTCTTCAATATGTTTGTAACTACCACCAGTTCTTATGGAACTATGCCTAAGTGCATTACGTACGCTAGTTCCTGCGTTTGTAGTATCATATGGTATTGCCATAATCTATAGTATCTCCTTAGTACTTATACCAGATGTCTCCATCGCTTCCCCCTGCAGGGTTGCCAGTAGATACTGTCCTTGTTCCGTATGCGTTTTGTGTTGATGTTCCAAATGTAGTTCCTTGGAAACTAGATGCAGATATCTGATTCAATCCAGATAGTGACCATGTGCTAGGGTTGTATATAAAGTGACCATTATCAGTATCAATATACTGTCTATTATATCCTGCATTGTTGTTAGCTGAGAATGTTACTTGGAATGAACCATTAGTATTAGTCTCATCAATGTTAATATTGTCTGCCTGTGTTGCAGTTCCAGATGTATTTTGGTTACCACCAGTATTGACGCCAGGTAAATCTATGTCAGCAGTACCATTGAAGGATACACCACCAATATTTCTAGCAGTCTGCAATTGTGTTGCAGATGATGCGTTACCACTCAATGCACCAGTGAATGTGGTTGCATTCATAGTGCTTGCAGCTATATTGTTTAGTCCAGATAGTGAGTATGTGCTAGGATTGTATAAGAAATGAGCATTATCATTGTCAATCAACTGTCTATAATGATTTCCACTTTGACTAGTAACTCCTCCTGCATTTGAGAACGTAACCTGATAGTTCTGGTTAAGCATGGTCTCATCAATATTAATATCAGTTGCTGTATCTGAGTTACCTGTTAAATTAGAAGCAGTTAATGATCCACTGATGTTTAAGTTTCCTGAGATTACAGTATTACCTGTGCTTGATGCGACTGTAAATTTATCAGTCGTGCCAGATCTGACTGCAAAGTTTGCATCAACATCAACTGTGCCATTAAATTCAGATGTGCCTGTGACTGTCAAACTACCACCAAGTTCAGTAGCACCTGTTCCTGTTACTCTTAATGTACCAGTTGATTGTATATCAACACCTAATCCGTTCTTAAACTGTAGATCTCCTGCACCATCAGTCCATGTGGATCCACTTGCTGCACCACCTGTAACTTGTAAGTTGCCAGTATCAGTTAGACCAAACTTTGCCCATGCTGCACCTGTCCAGTAGTAACCAAGATGCTGTCCTGCCTGTACATTACCCTCAAATGCAAAGTCTCCTGCGTTTGCTGCAGATGCTGTGCTTGGTACGCCCAGTGTGACATTAATTTTCTTAGTTGCTTCGTTGTTAGATGCTTCTCCCTTGATTGTAAGGTCAGCAGCTTCTAAGTTTTTACTTATAACTACGTCTTCATTGACCTCAACACTACCTTTGAATACACTGGTTAACTGTGTGTTCTCAACTGTAATCTTATCCCTAACAATGATTTCATCAAATACAGGACGTAAGTTTGCAGTCTCACCAACGATTGATAGTGATGGTGTATCAAGTGATGCTTCCTCACCAGTAACAGCAGAGATTCTAGTGTTACCAATAAACAAGTCACCATTACTGTTAAG